TTGCACTCACAGGTGTAGCAGGTACAGGTGCTGTAACTGCAGCAGAAGGTAAGGCAGGTGCTAGTGTAACTCCTACAGGTGTATCTGCTACAGGTACAATAGGCACACCCACTGAGCAAGGTAGAGTAACACACGGTGTTACAGGTGTAGCAGGTACAAGTGCATTAGGTACAATTGCAATTACTGGTGGTGCAGGTACTGTAATATCAGTTACAGGTGTAGCAGGTACAGGTGCAGTTAACGGCATTACATTTGGTGGTGATGCAAACGTACAATTAACAGGTGTATCAGCTACTTGTATTACGGATGACCCTTCTGTTAACGGAGATGAAATTACATCATCTTCAGATGCTAACATAGCAATAACAGGTGTAGCAGGTACAAGTGCAATAACTGCAGCAGTAGGTAAAGGTGGTTCAACTAATGTACCTACAGGTTTAGCAGCCACAGGTTCTATTGGCTCGTTAACAATTGTAGCTAAATGTGTACATACACCTGCAAGCGCATTAGGCACAAGCTCATTAGGAACTGTAACCCCAGACTGTCAAGCTGTAGTTATACCAACAGGAGTTCAAGGAACATTTACTGTAGGTAATGAAACTATCAATGCTGTACAGTTTGATTATGAAGCAATTAAAAATAACTATAGTAGGGATCGTACCGTTTATATTGGTGAACACAGCACACTAGGTAATACAGCATATGTACGCGCAGCATAGGAATAATAATAATGTCTCTTAAATGGCCTAACAAAGACCCTGATGAAATAATAGATTATAGCATTGATTGGTCACGATTTCTTAGTGGTGCAACTATCAGCAGTGTTACATGGTTCGTTGATGATGCAGACGGTGTAAAAACACAGCTAACTCCTAGTGGTCAACTTGTTAACGGTATACAATTAGTATCAGCTACAAATACAGACAGTATTGCTACAGCACGTTTAGGTTCTGGTAGTAATAACATACAATATCAATTTAATTGTAGAATAACAGATTCTAATGGGTTAGTAGTAGAACGTAAAGTTCGTTTACGTGTAAGGAATAAGTAATGGCATATAATTTTATAGGACTTGTAAACGAAGTAAATCGTAGGTTGAACGAAGTAGAGTTATCCAGCACCAACTTTGCCGCTGCTTCAGGATTTTACAATACAGCTAAAGATTCTGTAAATGCTTCATTACGTCATATTAATCATGAAGAATATAACTGGCCTTGGAATCATGTATTAGAAGAGGAAACTCTTACTGCTGGTGTTACTCGTTATGACTATCCTACGGATGCTAAACTTATTGACATAAATAGTTTTCGTATTAAAAAGAACACGACATTAGATGTCGGCACTACTAAATTAAAATCAATGGATTATCAGGAATACCTTGACAAACACGTTGATTATGAATATAACTCTAATGCAGACATGAGAACAGTTCCTACTAATGTAGTACGTGCACCTAGCCAGGAGTTTATTCTTCTACCTACTCCTGATAAAGCATACGAGTTAATATACGAGTATTATCGCAATCCTGTATCCCTTGAATTACATGATGATGTACCAAATGTACCTTTTGAATTTAAACATATTATAGTAGATGGTGCTATGTTTTATGCTTACCAGTTCAGGGGTGATACTCAAGCTTCACAAATAGCTCAGGGTAAGTTTGAAACAGGTGTTAAATATATGCGTAGCTTATACATAAACAGATATGAATATGTACGATCAACTGTTTTAAATAGAAAATCTTCTGGCTTAAGAGTTTAACAACTATGGCTACACAGTGGCAAACATTTCCTGTACCTTTTACTGGTGGATTGATTACAAACATTAGCCCTTTACAACAAGGGATTAATAATGTGGGTTCAGCTAATCAATTACAAAACTTTGAACCTTCTCTTGATGGAGGTTACAAAAAGGTATCAGGGTATACTAAGTTTATTAATGCTGCTTTAACAGGTAGTGGAGCAGTAAAAGGCTTGGCTATTGTTCAACAAGACAATAATCAAAAAGTTATAGCTGTACGAGGTGGTACTTATTTTATAGCAAATGCTACTGACTCTAGTCCTGCCTGGGCTTCTCTAGGAACTGCAGCTAATACTAACTTTACTAAAGTAAGGCAGACTCGTTTTAACTTTAATAATGCATACAAAATATGTTTTGTTGATGGTGTTAACTTTCCTGCTATATATTATCGTTCAGCAAATAGCTTAACATATATAGCAAGCTCGTCTGATAATGATGCTGTCGAAGGTGCTAGCCACGTATGTAGATTTAAAAATACTATCTTTTTTGGCGTAGGCACTGAATTAGTTTTTAGTGCTCCCTTTCTCCCTACCGACTTTACTGCATTAGCAGGTGCAGGTAGTTTTAGTGTAGGTTCCGAAATAACAGGTTTAGTAGTATTCCGAAATCAACTAATTATATTTGCCGTAGATAAGATTATGCGTCTTACAGGAACCACTAGAGATGCAACAGCAGGGTCTGATCCTTTTGTTGTTAGTCCGATTACAGAAGACTTAGGATGCTTAAGTGCTGATACTATTCAAGAAGTTGGTGCAGATGTTATGTTTCTTGGTCCTGATGGATTACGAACATTAAGCTCAACAGATCGTATTGGTGACTTTGGTATTGATGTAGCTTCAAAAAATATAAGACCAACAGTAAATAAGTTACAAGATTATGCCTCTAGTTTTTGTAGCATGGTTATAAGAGCTAAAGCACAATACAGACTATTTGCATATGTAGATGGTGAACAATCAAAAATATCTAAGGGTGTGTTGGGAACTAAGTTTATTGATCAAGGGGGTCAAGGTTTTCAATGGGCAACTCTTCAAGGATTTAAAGTAAATGTAGCTGATTCACAATTTATTGGAGAAGATGAGTTTCGTGTTTTTGCTAACAATGATGGCTATGTATATAAAATGGATCAAGGTACAAGCTTAGATGGAGAAAGTATAGATGCTATATATGAATCTCCGTATATGCCTATTAATGATCCTCAGTTACGTAAAACATTTTATAAATTAGATTTTTACATTAAACCTAGTGGTGCTATTAATATTAATGCAGGTATTAGATTTAATCAAAATAAAATAGGTCAGATACAACCATCAACTTTTAGTATTAGTGATTCAGCTGGAACAGCAGGTATATTTGGTGATAACTCTACTCTTTATAATACTGCTAAATATGGAGCACCTCGCACACAAAGTTATAAAAATCAAGTGGTAGGATCAGGAGAAACAGTAGCAATACGCATTGAGGATAAAAGTGCAGATGCTTCATTTTTATTAGACACAGCAATCTTTGAGTTTGCTACAGACGATAGACAGTAAGGAAATCTTATGGGTACAGGTTATGTAAGAATAGACACATCAAACAACATTGCTAACGGTAATGTTATTGATGCTGATGATCTAGACAATGAGTTTAACGGAGTAGAAGCAGCCTTTAGTTCTAGCTCAGGACATACTCATGATGGTACAGCTAGTGAAGGTGGCCCCATAACAGTAGTAGGTCCAGCGCAAGATATTGTTGTAACTACATCTTTATTGCGTCCTAAAACAAATAATACTGTAGATCTGGGTAGTAGTAGTTTAAAGTATAAAGATTTACATATGGAAGGTACTGCAGCTATAGCTACTAATGCTACAGTAGGGGGTACTTTAGGTGTAACAGGTGCAACTACTTTATCAAGCACACTTGCTGTTACAGGTGTAACAACACTTTCAGGTAATCTTTCAGCAAATGGTAATGTTACATTAGGTAATGCTGATACAGATACAGTAACGGTGACTGCTGATGTGGCTTCAAATCTTATTCCTTCTGCTGATAACACTTACGATCTGGGTGCTAGTGGTAGCGAGTGGAAAGACCTCTATGTTGATGGCACTGCCAATATTGATACTGGCTCTATTGATACTGCAAATGTGGGAACTTTAGCTGTATCAGGTAATAGTACATTACAAGGTGATCTTACAGTAAATGGTAGTATAAGTGGCTCTGGTTCTATTGTTGCAACTACAGCAAATGCACTGACAACTGCACGTACAATTACAATTGCAGGTGCAACTGCAGGTGCAGCTAACTTTGATGGTTCAGCTAACATAACAATAACAACAAGTGGTCTTACACTTGGTGGTACAGCAGTAACTGCTGATGGATCTGAGTTAAACATACTTGATGGTGTTACAGCCTCTACTGCAGAACTTAACACGTTGGATGGTATAAATGCTTCTACTACAGAGTTAAACTTTGTAGATGGCGTTACATCTGCAATACAAACACAGCTAGATTCAAAGATAGGTGCAAATTATACAGGTGATATTGACATTACTGGAGAGATTATAGCAGACTCTTATAATGAAACCTTTGCTACTATATCATCCTCAAGCGGCACAGCAGCAATTAATTGTGAAGCAGGAAATGTATTTTCCTTGACATTAACTGAAAATATCTCTACTTTTAATTGGAACAATCCACCTACAAGTGGTGTTGCTTATGGCTTCTCCTTGAAAGTAATACAAGATAGTTCAGCTAGTGGCTATACAATCTCGTGGCCTTCGACTATAGATTGGCCTAATGCAACAGCCCCTACGCTTACAAGTACAGCATCTGCTGTAGATCAGTTTGTATTTTATACACATGATGGCGGAAGTAACTGGTATGGTTTTACAGCAGGACAAAATTTAGGATAATATAAAATGAGTAACGTTAAAAAGTTAATGATGACTGCAGCAGGTGGTGATCCTGTTAATATAGAGGATGTTTTTCACACTCAAGTTTATACAGGAACAAATGCTAATCAACAGGTAACAAATGGTATAGATTTGAGTACTGAGGGGGGATTGTTGTGGTTTAAATCTCGTAGCAATTCAGACAGTCACCGTTTAATAGACACAGAAAGAGGTTTAACAAAATCTTTAAGTAGTCACTTAGGTGCACAAGAAACCAATTATAATGCTTCATATCCTTGGCTTACTTCATTTAACACTGATGGTTTTACAATCGGCAACCAAAACGATACTAACTATAATGGTTATGAGTACGTTGGTTGGACATTCCGCAAAGCTCCTAAATTTTTTGACATAGTTACCTATACTGGAAATGGTACGGCAGGTCGTACTATAAGTCATAATCTTGGTACTACTGTTGGATCAGTGTGGGTAAAAAGAAGGGACAGTTCTGCTTATTGGATGATTTATCATAAGGGTATACACTCAAGTAATCCTGAGTACTATCATTTAGCTTTAAATGAAACTTTTAGTTTTAATGACCTTGGTCAAAGTCAATCAAATCCAAGTAATATGTGGAATCAAACTGCCCCAACATCTACACAAATTACGTTAGGTTCAGATACAAATGTAAATGAAAATAATGCAACCTACGTAGCATACGTTTTTGCACACAACAATAATGACGGTGAGTTTGGTGTTAATGCTGATCAGGACATTATTAAGTGTGGGAGTTATACAGGGAATGGCTCTAATACTGGGCCTGTAATTAACCTTGGGTTTGAACCTCAGTGGCTTATGATAAAAGGCGCAACTATTGCTAAAGAGTGGCGCATACACGATGTGATGCGAGGGATGCCTGTAGGCGGATCAGGAGCATTTCTTGAAGCAAACTCAAGCAATGCGGAAGGTACTGACTCTGGGCCTGTTGCTCTTTTACCTAATGGCTTCCAGTTGACCCAAGGGGGTAGTGAAACAAATAATAATAATGATACCTACATCTACATGGCAATAAGGCGTGGACCAATGGCAATACCAGAAAATGCTTCTGACGTATTTGCAGTCGATGCAGTAAATACATCAGCTACCCCTAATTATGTTAGTGGTTTTCCTGTTGATTTTCTTATTGAAAAAAGTACAGGAGGATCAAACACTCGTTTTCATGACAGGTTAAGAGGCCAAAATCAACTTTATGCAGATAATGATTGGGCTGAAGGTACTGGCAGAGGGTCGGAAGAATGGGATCATATGACTGGCGTTAAGTTTGTAAATAGTAGTAGTTATTACTGTTGGATGTGGAAACGTGCTCCTCATTTTATGGATACTGTTTTATACGATGGGGATGGAAGTAACACTTCAACAAACACAAAACCGCACTCACTGGGCGTCAAACCTGAGATGATAATAATTAAGTGTAGGTCCAATTCAGCGAACTGGATGGTTTGGCACAAAGACATGAATTATAATTCGGGTGAGAGTTATACAAATAAAGCATATATGAATTTAAACACTTCCTCCCCAGCTACTTTGAGCAGCAACTACTGGTCTTACGGCGGCAATCCACAAATGACGGATACAGTTTTTTCTGTGGGTAGTACGTATGATGAAGTGAATAACACTAGTCGGACTTACTGTGCGTGGCTGTTCGCCTCATTAGCAGGTATATCTAAAGTAGGAAGTTATACTGGGAATGGTGGTTATCAAGTTATAAATTGTGGTTTTTCAAACGGAGCAAGGTTTGTGCTTATCAAGCGTACTGACGCATCAGGTGATTGGGTAGTGTACGATACGTCAAGAGGAATAACACAGTCTACGGACCCTCATATTGATCTTAATAATCAAAACGCTGAAACGACAGGGAATAAAAATTACATATACCCTTCTAGTTCTGGCTTTGGTATTCAAGACCTATCGGGCGGCACAAATAATCCAAACATAAACGTTTCAAATGCAACTTACGTTTTTTACGCAATAGCATAATCAAACTCATAAGAAAGGATCAATCAAATGGGTGAATA